AAGAGAACTTTCCTTACAAAGTGCTTGAGGTAGAGAATGCAGAAGCGGATGACATCATTGCATCTGTAGTCGAGTATGTTGCAGAAGAACCATCACACTATGAAAAGGTATTAATCCTGTCTGGTGACAAGGACTTTATTCAGTTGCAGAAACATAAGTTCGTTACACAATACAGTCCGACACTCAAGAAGTTCGTAAACGGTATTGACCCTCATGCATATATCAAAGAACATATTCTGAAGGGTGACCGTAGTGATGGAGTTCCAAACTTCCTATCACCAGACAACTGCTTCGTGGATGAGATGCGTCAACGTCCTATCTCAAAGAAGAAGATGGCGACATGGATTGACCTTGAACCAGAAGATTTTTGTAATGAAGAAATGTTGCGTAATTATCAACGTAACAGAACACTAATAGATTTGGAGTATGCCCCAGATGAAATTAATCAGGCGTGTGTGCAAGCATATCTAAATAGTACTGTTAAGAACAGAAGTGGTTTATTGAACTACTTCATTAAACACAGACTGAAAAACCATATGGAAAATATTGGAGACTTTTAAAATGGCAGTGAATACATATACACCTCTACTACATGAGGTGCTGAAGAAAGTTCATAATGCAAAGACTAAGGATAAGAAGGTTAGTATTCTTAAAGAGAATGATAGTGAAGCATTAAGGATGGTTATCAAGGGTTCATTCGACCCTAATATCGAATGGGTATTACCAGAGGGTGATGTTCCTTACAAAAAGAACGAAGCGCCTGATGGTACGGAACATACCATGTTGTTCCAAGAATCAAAAAAATTATGGCACTTCATCAAAGGCGGTGACGGTAAGACACCACAATGGAAGAAGGAAACTATGTTCGTTCAGATGTTAGAAGGATTGTCTGCTGGAGAAGCAGAAGTGCTGGTTGCCGCAAAGGATAAAAAACTACATCAAGTCTACAAAGGACTTTCTGCGGCAGTTGTCAAAGAAGCGTTTGGTTGGAACGACCAATTTACCAAAACTTCTTGACAATTCAGTACTTTTGAAGTACTATGAATAAAGACTTGGTAATGAGGTTGTTATGAAAATGGAACACGCTCCTCTCTCTCTCACTTTAAAAGTGTTCCGATTCGCAAGTGATTCGCTATAGTCTTTGGGGGGAACTTAGATTCCCCCCATTTTTTTCTTTAAAATCAATCATTTAAAAACCCCTTGACAATGTTATTAAAACATGGTAGCTTATAAACATAATGAGAGATAAAGGATTAAATATGAATTTAGTTGCTGTTGAAGGTGGAAACAAGACCCAGAGAGAAATCTGTGAAAAGGTTGTCCACTACATGATTGGTAAACTAATGCCCAGAATGCGTACCCTTGATATTGAGGTGCAACTCAAAAACCTTACAGGTGACGCAGTTGGTTTCTGCATGATGGAAGAGAACAATCGTCAGTTCACCATTGAGGCAGACAGGAAGTTGGGTATTAAAGATTTGGTTACTACAATTTGTCATGAGATGATTCATGTCAAACAGTATGCCAGAAAAGAGATGGACGATTGGAGTGGTGTTGGTCTTGCTCGTTGGAAAGGTAAAACTTTCAATGCCGCAAATACTAACTACTACAACCTTCCTTGGGAGAAGGAAGCCTATCGTCTTCAAGACAAATATGCAAACATGGTATGGAATGAGGAGATTATATAATGATGCCAAAAGAAACAAATCAGACTGTTGCAGTCATTCACACAGCGTTTGAGGATAAACCATCCACAGTCGCTTTAGTACACACCAAAGAAGGTATGACACTTAATCAGAAACTTGAGTATGCCTATCGTTGGACACAGAACATCATGGACAGTTGGTCACTGAAGGAGCCGATGGACAATAACGATGATGTGACTGTCATGGGTGAGATTGTCGATGGTATGGGGTTGCGGTCTACTTCAGTTGGTGACCAGATTTTGGTCGGTACTGAAAAGTATGTGGTCGCACCAATGGGTTTCACAACACTTGATGGAGAACCAGTATGAGTCATAGAGTAAATGACCAAATCAGAGAAGCAATTCTTGAGGAAGTAGAATCAATGACTGTCAGTGAATTTCAAAACGCAGTAGATGAGTTTAAAATTTCTGGTCTGACCACAGTTGATGAAATGGTATATGAGTTAGTTAATCATCTTTTTGAACAAAGGAGTATATAATGGCAGTTCGCAAACCTAATGGAGAATATGTGATAGACCTTGATGGGGAAAAGGGCAACGCCTTCTTCCTCTTGGGTACTGCACAGTTGTTATCAAAACAAATGGGTCTTGGTGACAAAGTGACTGAGGAAATGCAGTCTGGTGATTACATCAATCTAATCCAGACGATGAATAAATATTTCCCATTTATCATATTTGAAACAAACAATGATGAATATCTGGAGGCACTAAATGCTTAAGGAACTTATCGTAAGTTCAATGTTGTCGTTTACACCATCTGCAAGTGCAGACACCGTACCGACAAAACAACAGTTCATGATTGATGAGGCATTCTGTCTTGCAAAGAATGTTTATTTTGAAGCACGAAACCAACCACTCGCTGGTCAAATGGCGGTGATATCTGTCACGGTAAATCGTGTTAATGATAGTCGTTTTCCGAATACTATTTGTGGGGTAGTTTATCAAGGCCCACATCGTCCTAGTTGGAAAGATGAGACAGTCATGATTCCAGTTCGACATCGTTGTCAGTTTAGTTGGTACTGTGATGGACTGTCAGACCGTATTCATAACTTGGAAACATTTGATGAGATTTTGTCCTTGACTTCTGGTGTTGTAGATGGTAGCTTTACAATTGCAGATATTACAGAAGGTGCAACACATTATCATGCTGACTATGTAGAACCAGCATGGGCAAAGACAAAAACTAAAACGATAGAGATTGAAGACCATATCTTTTATCGTTGGGAGATACAGGAATGAACATATTTTATCTTAGTGCATATCCAGACCAGTGTGCAGAGATGCATTGCGACAAACACGTTTGCAAGATGATTATTGAGTATGCACAAATTATGTCTACTGCTCATCGTGTATTGGATGGTGAGGAGTACTATGGTCGCACTAAGAATGGTAGACGTATCAAACGATGGAAGATGAATTCTAATCTAGAGGATATACTCTATAAAGCATCTCATGTGAATCATCCTAGTAATCAGTGGGTTCGTGCATCGTGGCGAAATTACACTTGGTTATATGAAATGTGGGAATGTCTGTGTAATGAATACACACATAGGTATGGTCGCAAACATGAAACTGATAGAAAACTGCGTGATGTTCTTCTTGAACCACCAAGAAATATTCCCCACGAGCGTTGGTCAGAACCAACACAAGCGATGCCTGATGATGTAAAAATTAAAGGGAACTCACTAATCGCATATCGAAACTACTATATAAAATATAAGAAGGATTTTGCAGTATGGACAAAACGAACAACACCGCATTGGATGACCCAGAACCACAACGATACTATGATTGGATGTTATGGAAAATGAGACAGGAAAAGGCAAAAGAACCAGTTGTTATGACAACAGAAGAACTGATGAAAAAAGAAATTGCAGATATGCAATCATCTATTCACCATTTGCAGATTCGTGTTAAGGAACTGGTAGAAGAAAACGAGAAACTAAAATCTCAAATTGGTGATTGGAAAAATAGTTTATGGGGCTCTGACTACAGACAGAGGTTTCATACATAATGCCTAATTACAATTTTAGAAACAATGAAACAGGTGAAGAGTTTGAAGAGTTCTTCACCATTTCTGGTAGGGAAGAATTTTTAAAATCCAATCCACACATAACACAAATGCCGTCCTTGTTTTCTATGGCAGGCGGTACTGGTGACCGTATCAAAAATGATGAGGGTTGGAAAGAAAACCTATCAAGAATTGCAGAGGCACATCCACGTTCTAATCTTGCAGACCGATATAGTAAGAAGTCTGTAAAACAAAGTAAGACAGAACAAGTTCTGAAAAAACACAAGGTCATATAGATGAAATCTATTATGATAACGGTATAAATAGAATTGTGCTGGTGAGATACCACAGCACCCTCGTAATGAGAAAGGAAGCTGTGTGGTCAATCCACCATTGCACAGGGGCGATGGTGAATCCATTGCTCCACCTTTAATAGTGAGAAAGAATATGGCGAAGAAAAAAGATGTGACAATTGATAGTATGGTAAAAGTGAAACCGATTACCGACAATCAAAAACTCGTATTCAACGAGTATAAAAACGGACAGAATTTATTTTTGCATGGTGCTGCTGGTACAGGTAAAACCTTTGTATCACTGTATCTTGCATTACAAGAAGTGTTAGACTCATCGTCACCTTACGAATGTGTTTACCTTGTCAGAAGTGCAGTTCCCACTAGGGAAATTGGATTCTTGCCAGGCGATGAAGAAGATAAGACTGCGTTGTTCCAAGTACCGTACCAGAATATGGTGCAGTTCATGTTTGAACAAGCATCCGATAGTGCGTTCAGTATGTTGTACGACAGACTGAAAGTGCAGGGCAGTATTATGTTCCTCACCACCTCTTTTCTAAGGGGTATCACATTAGACAATGCAATCATCATAGTTGATGAGTGTCAGAATCTAAACTTCCACGAATTGGATACTATCATGACTCGTGTAGGACAGGATAGTAAGATTATATTCTCTGGTGATTATTTCCAGACCGATTTGCAGAAGAATGGTGAGAAAGAAGGTCTTGGTGCTTTTATGAGTATTGTTGATGCAATGGAAGAGTTCTCTGTAGTAGAATTTACTATTGGTGATATCGTGCGTTCTGGTTTAGTACGCAGTTATCTAATCAATAAAATTAAACAGGGAGTTGAATTGTAATGGCAAAGATGTTTAGTAGTGCGGTGCATGAAAAAACTTTTAAGGGTACGTCACAAGGCAGAAAACCAATTACGTCTACGATGAATAAGAACAAACGTAGGTCGTACAAAAAATATAGAGGACAAGGTAAATGAATCCTCAAGCAATACGCAAACTTAGTCAATATCTAAGAAGAAATCGTAATTATAATTCTTGGATTGCATATTTTAATTCGTATAAAGTCTAAGGAGAAATGAATGAGTAACTTTGACGAATGTTTGAAACTCGTACTCCACCATGAAGGTGGGTATGTGAATCATCCTAAAGACCCAGGCGGCGAAACCAACATGGGAGTAACCAAGAGAGTCTATGAAAAATGGTGTACAGAAAATAACCTTGAACAGAAGGATATGAAGGATTTAGAATTTGATGATGTTGCACCAATTTATAAAAAGAATTATTGGGATAGGGTTAAAGCAGACCAACTTCCAGAAGGTTTAGACCTTTGTGTTTTCGATTGGGCAGTTAACTCTGGTACAGGTCGAGCAGCAAAGAAACTTCAAGCAATGATTGGTACTACAGTTGATGGTGGTATCGGCCCAAACACACTAAGAGCATTGAAGATGTATTGTCAAACTGAAGGTATTGAAGCAGCGATTTCAGACTACACTAAAATGAGACAAGAGTTCTATGAAGGTCTAAGTACGTTTGATACATTCGGTAGAGGTTGGACACGAAGAAACGAAGAGACTGAACTTGAAGCATACAAGATGGCAGGGATATACCTTCCTTCTTGACAATCGACTATTGATTTGATATAATGATGTAAATTTATGTGAAGGATAAAGTATGTTTACACACAAGCCTATTGAGATTCCAGAACTGGAAACAAAAACAGTAGACCGTAAAAGGTTTTACTTAACACCAGAGGGAAAGATGTATCCCTCTATCACTACCGTCTTGCAAAAGAATAAGATGAAAGGTCTTATGGAATGGCGTAAGAAGGTTGGTGATGATGTTGCGAACTATATCGCAAGGACTGCTGCACAACGTGGTACGAAAGTTCACCATATGTGTGAAGACCTTATCAATAATAAAGAGGTGAAACGAGAACCATTTCTTGCCGCCGCTCTCTTTAGTCAGATTGAAAAGGTCATTAAGGACAAAGTGGATAATGTCTATGCACAAGAGTGTGGACTGTATTCAGACAGGTACATGGTCGCTGGTAGAGTGGACTGCATTGCAGAATATGATGGGGTTCTATCCATCATCGACTTCAAGACCTCTCGTTCAGAACGTAACGATGATTGGAACGAGAGTTATTACATACAGGCATCAGCATATGCAGAGATGTTTGAAGAACGTACAGGAATACCTATCCAACAGATAGTAATTCTTGTAGTAACAGAGGATGGAGTTGTCCAAGAATTTATCAAGGAGAAGACTGAATATTTACCTATGTTGATAAATGCAGTGGATGATTTCACTACAGATTGGGAAAAAGAAAATGAAAAATTGGATGAAAGTCCTGCCGTTATTGGTGCTCCTGTGTAGTGGAAATGCATACGCAGAAATATCAGAACAACAAAAAGAGGCAGAAGAAAAAGGAATGTTCTACTGGGCGAATAAACCAGTATCATGTTCTAGTGGAGAAAAAGTCGTTGAGATGATGGCAGAGGTTGGTGAAAGTCCAACCATTTGGATGGAAGGTGTTGTAGGATTTCCAAATGGCACTCTCACAGAATCAAGGTTTGTTGTTGCAATAAATTCAGAAAGCACTCCACCAACATGGACAATAATTGAATTCACAGACGGTGGTTCACAAGGTTGTATACTTGGTCATGGTACAGGTAAAGTTAACTTGGGGAAAGTTCTCCTAAATAAACCAAGGTTGCAAACCTAATGCAAACGATATGGCACATATTATTGACAGTGTGCCTTGGAAGCACCTGTGTAGAACAGGATGTCCAGTGGTTTGATGAAGAAGAAAAATGCAGAGAAATGTTACCTGTTTATGTCGGCATCCCTGCTGACGGTGATTGGGATACAGTAGAATATGTCTGCAAACCAGTAGGAAGTAGGAGTACATAATATGTTGGAAATGATAGCGGCAGGCGTTCTTGCACATACAATATATCATAAGGCCGCATCTGTGGTGCATGATGAAAATGAAATACACCATGTAGAGGTATCGCAAACACATGAAACAAGTTCAAATAATGTAAAATGGCAGTTTGAAGTTTGTAATCCCAGATGTGGGGGATAATGCCATGTATGAGTATAACTGTAAAATGGTAAGGGTAGTTGATGGTGACACAGTTGATGTAGATATCGACTTAGGTTTTGGAGTCTGGATGAGAAACCAACGCATCAGAATGTATGGTATTGACACACCAGAATCACGAACATCTGACCCAATAGAAAAAATATATGGAAAAGCAGCAACTGCATTTTTAGTTAAATGGACTAATGGTGGTGGACTAAAACTTAAAACTCACAAAGATGGCAGAGGCAAGTTCGGTAGAATACTTGGTGAGATATGGTGTTTCGATACAAACGTCAATGTAAAGATGATTGAAGAACATCATGCTGTTCGTTATCATGGACAATCAAAACAAGAGATTGCAGAGGAACATCTTGCAAATCGTGAAATACTAAGGTTACACCTTGTAGAAAGTTTTGAATGATGTTAGTTAAGGCGTTTCTTTTGATTGCATTATGTTTTGTTCCAGCGATTGCAATGTTTGTTTTATGGAATTTAGAAAAACCTCTTGACAATGAGGATACCCCTGTGGTATAAATATATTACAATTTGTTGATACAAATCGAATGACGGGCAGGACGAGGGTGCGATTCCCTCCACCTCCACCATAATTAAACCTCGACTGAGGGGGTGAATTAGGTTCGACTGACGTAGATAGAGGAGAGTAGAATTGTCGGATGACTCCGTTAAT